AAGGCATTCTTGGAAGATTAAAATGACTTTTGACTTTGCTGTTTTAGCACCATTAGTTTCAGGTCCAGCCGCCGCAGTCTTTGTCTGCCTACTTGTAATGTGGAAAGGTTATAAACTGATTGCCGAGGTTATGATTCCAGCACAACGTGACAACATTCAGGACATTTTAGAAGAGCACCGGAAAGATAGAAAAGTTTTTGTTGACGGTCTTGTCTTGATGGACAAGAGACTGAACGCAGTAGAAGGTGACATCTCACAAATTAAAAACATTATCATAAAGGAAAAAGATAAATGAGAAAAGTAAAACCAGAGGTTGGTGAGGATCTATTAAGACTTACGCCAAGACTAATAAAACTAATTATTAAGACCATCAAATATAGTAAAGGCGGACTTGATAAAGAAGAGCGTAGAGAACTTGGAGAAGACTTGCTTCTACTTGCCTATGAAATTCTTGGAGACATTGTAGACTAAATGCCTTATCCAGCAACCAAGCCCCGTAAGAAGGTCAAGAAGCCTTTAAAAAAGAAAAGAAGTGGCGTCATAGTCCCTAAAAAAACAAAGCCTCCTATGAAGCGTAAGAGCCCCTACGGAAGAAGAAAATGAGCCTGTATAGAAACATAAATAAAAGAAAGAAAGCGGGAACAAGTAGAAGTAAAAAGAAATCTACCATTGATCCAAAGACTTATCAGAAGATGAAGAAAAAGAAAGGTGGCTTCAAGCCCAAGAAGAAGAAGACTACCAAGAAGAGATAAAGAAAAAGCCCCCAGTTATGGGGGCTTACTTGTTAGGCTAGGATTTCTTCTATGTGCCGTCGCTCAACAAACCATTCAGTTCCAGTAAAATCTTCTACAACACAACACTTTGGAACTTCTGCCCAGTCTTTCTTTGCTACTTTTCTGGACTTATTTACTTTAAAGACTTGTTGTATGTCTTCCTTATCTCCGTGCTCTGTTCCTGAATAGAGCCAGAATTCACCACTAGCATCTCTATCTCTTATTTCTAGTTTCTCTTCTAACCAAACTTCCTTCTCTGATTCACTTCCGCTTCTCCAAATCGAAGCCTTATTCTTTAGGCTGATAAAGTTTCCTACTTTTACATTCATCTTTAATCCTCGCTTATTTTGTTTGAGATTTCTTGTGGGCTGTTTCCCTCCCACACATACTAAATAGCCTGCCAGAACTGCTACGGCAACAAAAAGACTAAAATAAATAAAAAAGAAAGAGCCCCCTGACGCGGAGGATTGGTGCGTCAGGGGGCAAGCAGGAGACACTTGGTCTTATTCAGGTGCCATTAGTAAATAGTCAGAAATCTCCAAAACGAACTATTTAATTGCATCTTCTACTGCTATTTCATCTTTACATCTTACTTCATAAAGATCTTGTGGTTTGATAGAACCTTTAAGATTCTCAACAATCTCTACCATCTCATCTATCTTAACAGAGATTGTCTCTAGTGTAAATAGAATCTTATTATAATCTGACATCATTTTGCTCCGTTGAAAGTCATGCACCAGCCATCCATTACTTGCTGGGGATTGTGGTTAGGAGGAAGGTTGTTTGGATCCCAGTAAAAGAAAGCCAACCAACCACTATCATCCTTGTTACCATTTCTAGCACGGGAGAGACGCCCTGTGTAGTTTTCTAAATAATTAATTACTTCGTTAGCATCATACATAAACCAAAGGTTTCTGGATTCATCTTTAAAAAAGATGTAGTCACAGCCTCCCATCTTCCACCAATGCGGTCTCTTGGTCTTTGCGTCATCAGCCCACTGCTCTACTACGCCAGTAGGATAACCACCAGCAAGGTCTTTGACCTCGACCGCCTTTGTAAATTTGATGTCTTGCTTCTGGTAAGTTAATGCTAGATCAAATCCAAACTTGGTCCAATCTACCTTATCAGCACTGATAAAACCGGGCATTCTTTTCTTAAAGATTCCACGAAGTTCCTGTTCAGCCTTGTCGCCTAGTGCCATACTGTCGTTAAAATTGTTTTGGTTTCTTGCGTTCATTGTTATGCTCCTTATGCTTATGAACGAAGACTATGAGAGATTTCATTGGTCTTCAGTTATGTAGAACTTGTCAAGTTCTTTGTAATAGTAAGTAGTTCGTCGTTAAAAAAATTAAAAGTTTTCGTTGACAAATCTACCTTATGACATTACATTAGTAGGAAGCGTAAGCGAATAGCAAGTTTTTCTATTATTATTTAATTATAAGTTGTGTGGGCGAATTCTTCGTGTTATACTATTTATAGTGATGGAAAGAAATAGTCTCCTCGTTTTGAGACAACCTGAACTGAATAGAAATCTCTAATCAAGAAGTTTGGACTAGTCACCGACCAGTGATAAAATAGTTTTTTAGTTTGAAGGAAAAGTGCCTAAAAGAGCAATGCTTTTCTACTTGACTAAAAGAATAAGGAACTGGATAAGGCTAGGAGAGATTGAAAGGGAAACCGAATGTTCCCCTAGGTTCCAAGGTAGATAGTTATAACGGGCTTCCTCCAAATGCCTGTGAATTAACCAGCCAAGGAAACTAGTCAGTAAGTAACCAAGAACGAATCATCTAGGTGTTCTTGGGACTACGACAAAAGGCGGTAAGGATAGTTATTCTCCAATAACTAATAAGTCTTCTATTATTTAAAACAAACTAACAAGAACAAATAAAGATTACAGCAAAGCATCTTTCTTAAAAAGATGTTTCTTTGAGAAGAGAATTTAAAATCTTAACAAAGAAAATAAAGTCAAGTAAAAGTTCTAAAACTTTTTAAGGAACTATTTATTATGTAAGAAGGAAATTAAGATGACAAGAAAAAAAGAATTAAAAGATTCGTGGCGTTATAATCTCATTGGAGACAATGACTGGATAATAGATAATTTTTATAGTTACAATCCTGAAGATGACATTATAGAAGCACTTGATAAGAAAGATGCTAGTCAAGTAAGTGAAGCGTTGACACAAGATGATCAATCCAATGAGATTGATCTTCATTCTATGTTAGAAAAACTACCTGAAAGATACCAATCAATTCTTTGGGACTACTACTTTGAGGGACTTTCACTTCCTGAAATTGGTAAGAAAAGAAACTATTCTAAACAATATGCTCATCAAGAATTTCATAAAGCATTAGATCTTATGAAAGCACTGGCAGACTAATGACTTCTTTAAATGATCATTTTATTCTAGGAAGACTAACTTACTTATTTTATTGTTACTGGGCTTCTTATAAAGCAGAACAATTAAACTTACATCTGTTAAAGACTTTTGATCTTGATGAACCAATAGATTCAGACCTTGGCTTTTACAAAGAACAACTTGTTACTATCACCACAGAACTTACTAAACTAATGGGACCACAATGAAGTATAATCACTGGGATACTGAAATGTTTGAGATGAAAGCAAAGTTAGATTCTATCCTAAATGATAATTGGATCTATCTTGACAACAAAACATTAGATTATGTTTTACAGCCAAAGTCACTTGGTAAGCCGGAAGGTTATGAGAAGTGGCTTAAATCTAATTATGTAAGTGATAGAACTAATGCTACGTTTAAACGCATTCAGAAGAACCAAGAAAATCTATTAAAGAAACGACCAAGAGGTGACGCTCCCACTTACGTGTGTGAGCATTGTGGATACACTTCACAGACTTGGTATCCAGCCGCTTTTAATCGTTTTCATAATGAGAACTGTAAAGAAAATAAAACCAACAAGGAAAACAAATGACTACTATTCTAACAGGCGACAGCAGAGAGAAACTAAAAGAACTTGAAGACGAGAGCATAGATGCTCTTGTTACTGATCCTCCTTACCTAATTAACTTTATGGGGAAGGATTGGGACAAAGAGAATTCACCAGCAGGAGATAGTTCCTTCTGGGAAGAAGTGCTTCGTGTTATGAAGCCGGGAGCACACGGATTAGTGTTTGGACATTCCCGTCAGCACCATCGTGTAATGACTGCGTTAGAAGACGCAGGCTTTGAGATTAGAGATTGTTTGATGTGGCTTTACGGTCAGGGCTTTCCAAAGTCTCATAACATTGGTAAGTCAGCGTTTGCCTTGCACAACAGCGACTGGGAAGGCTGGGGAACAGCCCTTAAACCTGCCTACGAGCCTATTATCCTTGTTAGAAAACCATTAGAGAAGAAACTTACTATTGCTAAAAATGTTTTAAAGCACGGCGTTGGAGGCATCAACATCGATGCTTCGAGAATAGGAACACAAGAAGATTTCAGTAATGTTAAACCAAGAAAGATGATGTCCAATCAAGGTTCAGTTAAGACTGATGACCACGATCACACAGCATCAGAATCATGGCAGGCAGCAAAGAATAAGTTACAGAACCTCGGTCGCTTCCCTGCTAATGTTTTACTAGATGAGGTTAGTGCGAAGATCCTAGATGAACAGGCACCAAAGACAGGACAGATCCACGGAACGACTGGTAAAGAACCAAGTGCCTCAAAGACTAATGCGATTTACAACGATTATTCTATGGTAGAAGGAAAGCCATCAATACCAAAGGACAAACTATCAGGTGCTTCTAGATTCTTCTACTGCGCCAAGGTTGGTAAGAAGGAACGCAACGCTGGGCAGACAAAGAACACACATCCAACCGTAAAGCCAATCAAGTTGATGACTTACCTAACAAAACTTATCACACCTCCCGGTGGTAAAGTCCTTGATCCTTTTATGGGATCTGGTTCTACTGGAATGGCTTGTGCTATGGAAGGCTTTGACTTTGTTGGAATAGACATGGATGAGGAATATGTAGAGATTAGTAAGGCACGCATCGAATGGGCGAGAACACAAAAAGAAAATGAATGATGTAGAAGTAGGCTCCCTATGGAGAGCAAAGGGAACAAAGAAACTATACTTATTCCTAGGTGAAGCAAGACCATCTGATTACGCTGCCTATGGAATGGATAGATTACCTCCCACTTGGAGACTAGATTTCCCACCAGACTATCTTATGGTAGACTTAACTGATAAAGGATTCTTTCTAAAAACAGCAGCAGAGATTAAACTTTATTTTGATCCCCTTACTTGACTTATTCTTATTTATTAGAACACAAAGGAGAACATTATGGCTCGTAGAATGAAAGCCGAAACAAGAATGAAGAGGGCAGTTGATGCCAAAGATCCCTATCAGTTTGCTTGGGCTTTGCTAGACATTGCTCGGTTAGAATGGCAGCAGGGAAAGGCTTTTGACACGTTGTCTGTTACTGACATTAAGAATCTATTACAAGCAATCATGACTAGCCCTCACACTACAAAAGAAGACAAGGAGCAGCACACCGCAACAATCCACGACATTAAACAATACCTCAAATGAATAAACAACAGCGCAAACTGCTTGCTGTTATAGCAGATCCTATCGAATTCATCAGCAGGTTAAAGATTATTGGTAAAGATGGTAAGTTGATAAACCTTATCCCAAACCAAGAACAAATCAAAATCATTAATGAGATGGAGAACGGAAAGGACACACTGGTCCTCAAAGGAAGACAAATTGGTTCATCGACCATTGTGTCGGCTTATCTTTTTTGGAAGGCTTACACGAGCGCACAGCCCCTTACAATAGCCATCTTATCCCATAAGTTACAGTCCTCTAAACACTTGTTAAAGATTCACAAGACATTCTATGACCATCTGCCTACATTTTTAAAAAGGAAACTATCAGTTGAGAACACAACAGAGATTACATTTAGCGACAGCGGTGCTTCGATTATTGCTGTTAGTGCTGAAGCGAAAGGGGGGCTCCGGTCCTTTACCTGTTCCTACCTACACATCAGCGAATATGCGTTTGCCCCCAATCCTGATGAATTAAAGGCTACTGCCCTATCGGCACTAAACGATGGTCAGTTGATTATTGAGACTACTGCGAATTACTTTAATGACGCAATGCACCAAGAGATTATGCGGCACGAACGGGGAGAAGCAGATTGGAACTATCTATTTTTCAGATGGTTTGACCACTACAACTACCAAGAGGAACTACCAGAAGAAGGTGTAGAATGGACTGATGTAGAATTAGATTTACAACAAACCTATGATCTTACTGATGAACAACTTTATTGGAGAAAGATAAAGTTAAGTAAATTGGGAGATAAGTCCAAGTTCATTAGAGAATTCCCAGCATCTATTGAGGATGCTTACAGTATTGCTGGTAATACTTATTTAACCAGAGAAAACTTTGAGGAGATAGAAATTGTTCAGATTGAACCAAGAGAGACTAGTGTTCTTGATGATCCTAGTCCTGATGACAACTATGCTATCGGTGTCGATGTCGCTGCTGGTGTTGGAAGAGACTATTCAGTCATCTATGTTATTAGCAAACGAACGCACCAACCAGTGCTCATCTACCGAAGCAATGAGGTCAGTCCCGTTTATTTGGCAGAAAGAATCGTTGATTTTGCCACCACTTACAACAACGCGCTGGTTCTTGTTGAATCAAATAACTACGGTAATGTAGTGCTAAATGAAATGAACCACATGGGATACAGAAAGATCTGGAAGAAAGATGGTAAGGATTGGATCACTACACTTAAATCCAAGACTGCTATGTTTGAGAACCTAAAAGATGAGATTGTTACTGGCTACATTCATCTACTAGACAACATAGTTTATTCAGAACTTCGTGCTATTACAGTAAATGATAGAGGCAACATAGAACTTGCTAATCAAGATGGAGCACACAGCGATAATGCTGTTGCTCTTGCGCTTGGCTATATGTGCTTACAATCTATCAGGATAAAAGATGTTCCCTATCTTCCCCATTGGATCAAAGCAAAGAACGCACGTAAGACTAGACAGACCGGTGGTGTAGCCATCGCAAGCAAAAGAAGATACAACTAACACTTGACTTTTACTTTATTCATAGAGAGGAACTAACAACTATGGCTCGAACTTTACAAGACATTAACAACTTTATCCAAATCTGTTATGGAGAACATAAAGAATTTTGGAGAGAAAAGGCAGGAGAACTTAAACGCTATAAAGACGCTTACGAAACAAAGTTCTGGGAATCAGAAGCCTACGACACTACAATGATTAGGATTGAGACTGCCGATGCATTTGGCTACATTGAGGGATTTATTGCTTCCTTATTTACAAAGACACCATCAGTTATTGTTGGTGATGACATCGCTGCTACTGGTGGAGATGCTAAACTAGCACAGGCAGCATCAAACAGATTCCTTTACACACAGAGAGAACAGTTAGAGATTGCGAGCAGACTAGCACTTATCTACGAATACAGCGCATTAAAGTTATGCCCCATAGATTCTAATGAAATGCTTGATAAAGTAGCCATAGAAGCCATTCCTTGCTGGGAGGTTATGGTTGATAGAGATGCGTCTGACGAAAAGACTTCTAGATTTATTGGACATAATTACTTCATTACACTACCAGAAGCAAAGAAGAAGTTTGGTGCTAAACAATTCACACCAGTTCCCAAGCAGGATTACTTTAATTCCTATGAGCCACGCACTAATCTTTATGACGATTCACTAGCAAATCTTCCAGATGATTATCTTTATGTTGAGATTGTGGAACTTTATGATCTCCTTTATGATGAGGTCTACTACTGGTCTCCTAACTATTTTGGTGGTGATAAGATTCTTGAACGTGCTTCTATTCCTATTAGAACTTATAACGATAATCCTCTGCCCAACATTACTACACTTTATTACAGCCGTTGTCCCTCAAAACCAATGGACGGTCTATCAGCACTTGCGAGGATCTATGACCAGATTTATGAGAAAAACATTCTACGCACTTATTGGGCTAATGCTGTTCGCAGGGATAGTCGTCAGTATCTTTACAAAGAAGGTTCGTTTGATGAAGAGCAACTTGCGAAGATTACTGCGGGAATTGATGGAGCGATGATTGGTGTTGACGAAGATAGTCTTGCTGGACTTATTCAGCAGGTTGGTGTTGAGCCTATCAGTTCTAACTTTGACCGCTACTTGGCTTACATAGAACAGGACATTAACAGAGGATCTATCCTTGCTCCTTTCAGTAGAGGCGAAGCAACGAAAGCAACAGCCACAGAGATTACAGCCCTAGCCCAGTATTCAGCAAGTGAAATCGGTAAGATGGCGAGAGAAAAAGACCAAGCACTAGAACGCATTACTGAAATTTATATAAGGCTCCTAGACCTATTAGCGGAGGAAGGTGAGACTGCTGTGCTTGATGTAGAAGGTGAGGCTCGTGTTATTACGCCCACAGACCTAGATGGTAAGTTCCGCATTAATGCTCTTGACCAAGGTTCCACACCATTATCAGATGCTATGCGTAAGCAGAACTTCTTGGCTCTGCTCCCTACACTACAGGGACTTGGTGTTCCTCCCACTAAAATAAAGGAAGAATTAATTAGAATGTATGAATTACCGAAAGACTTTTTAGAAGTCATTGAGCAGCCTCCTGCCCCCGTTGCTAGTCCCTCTGCTGCCGACCAAGGCAACATAGAAGGTGGTGTAACAGAACAGGTCACATCTGCCGAAGAGACTGCTAGAATGCTAGGGAGGAAGCCCTGATGCCCCTTTATTCTTGGAAGTGTGATCGTGATGGTTTTGAACAAGAATTCCTTATGTCTTATGATAGATCTAAACAGATAGAAGTCATCTGCCCACACTGCGGTGATGCTATGCGTAAGATGCTTTCCATGCCTGCTAAAACGGCTTCTCTGTGGTCTGGAAACTGGACCGAGGGAATGAGCCACACTTATTATTCACAGGCGTTAGGAAGGAAAGTAGCCTCTAAACGAGAAGAAGAAAAGATTTTAAATGCTAATGGTTTTGTTGCTGAATCAGACCTAGGTGAAGGATGGATAGAGAGCAAGCAAGCAGAGATTAGAGAAAGATCAGCAGAACAAGACAGAAGAGCAGACATTTACCAGACTACATTAGCCGAGACTGGTGACCAAAACAAGGCTATGACAGAGGCTTTTCCAGCAAGTGATTGTTTGGACGGGACGCTCGACAAACTTTATGATCAAAAGATCACCATTTAAAAGGAGATTAAAATGGATAAAGACAAGGTTGTTATGATTGGTGTAGGTTCCCGCCCAAAGGGCGATCCAATGGGAGAGGAACTAGAAATGGCAGAGGAAGCAGATGCTGATATGTTTGCAGCGATGGCTCCCCGAGGTGATTTTACTTCTCGTGGGCTTGGTCCTCTTGTTCGTGGGACTAACGCATTGTTGCCTCTATTTGGACAATCACCAGATTATCCTGACGTTGAGGATACCGAAGTTCTTCCTACTGACTTCGTAAGAATTCTTGCTATGTTTCAGCAGGCTGTTGAAGAGGCTATTGGTGAAGATGCTATTCGTGATGAGATGCGAATTGATCTAGATGATGTCCGTGATGACACAGCACTTATGACTATTGCTGGTAAGTTGGAGATGTTGTCGAAAGATAAAGAATTTAAAAGATTCTTACAGGAAGAGATTGACGGCGAAGAAGAAGGCGAAATGGATAGAGAGCCAGAGATGGAAACTATGTCGCCTGAAGAAGAAGATGCTATGATGATGAGCAGAATGTGAGCAAGCCCTCGTGGCAACTAGACTATGACTGCTGGGGCTGTGGGGCTTGCTGTAAAGCAATCTCCTGCCCTTTGCTTACCGAAGATAATAAGTGTTCCATTTATGAAACACGACCTGATTTTTGTAGAATAGGTTATTCTAAACCAGAAGAAATGTCTGTTGATGATTACCTAGCATTTACAAAAAAGATCTGTTTAGAACTTGAACAGACTTATTCCGTGGTTACATTAAGTAAAGAGGAATAATGACTGATAAAGAAAAGAAAGCCGCTTATGATCGTGCTTACTATCAAAAGAACAGACAGAAGAAACTTGCGAAACAAAAGACCTATGATAGATGTAAAGGTTATCAAAGGAATTATGATTTACAGAGACATTACGGCATCACACTAGATGACTACAATAGGATGTTTGCTGAACAGAATGGCTGTTGTGCTATTTGTTCTATTCATCAATCAGAATTAAAAAAAGCATTTGCCGTGGATCACTGCCACGCAACGGGAAAAGTTAGAGGGCTACTTTGCTTCAAATGCAATACGGCTCTTGGACTTTTTAAAGACGACCAAGACTTGCTTAATAAAGCAATCCATTATCTACAAGGAGACTAAAATGGAAAATACAGAAACTGGCGAAGCCAATACTTCTGTTGAGGCACCAGAGACTGCGGAAGCAGCACCTCAAGAGACTATTGAAGAAACAATTGAGAACTTTACATTAGATGACCTAATGTCTTACAGCGCAGAGCAGGATCCCCTGTTCGCAGATGACGCACAACACAAAGGAATGAAGCCACTAAATGAATGGATTCATAATGTCCCAGAAGATGTCCGCAAACATTTAGCCAACATTAGAGGGGACTACACCAGAAAAACGCAGGAACTTGCTGCTATGCGTAAAGAAGTTGAGGCGTCCAAGAGACACATGGAAGCCCAGAATGAAGGCATTGTGAATGGTGCTATGGCTAAACAACTACGAGATGTAGATGAGAATGCCGAATACGATTTATTTGATGCTGATGGAATGAAGGCAGAGATTCAGCGACAGGCTAAATTAATGCTACGAGAGATGATGGCACCAGCACAAGAGGAACTAGAAGTTAAACAGCGTAGGATGGCACTACAAGAATTTAAGGCAAATAATCCAGAGATTACCGATCCTGCTTATCGTGCCCCTATGATAGAACTATTAAAGAACCGACCTGAACTAAAAATGGAGGATGCTTTCTTTATCGTAAAGGCAAAGGTTGGATCTACTAAACTACAACAGGAGCGTAATGAGATTGCTGCTCGTAAAGCCGAACGTCGTAGTGTAGTTCGTAAGTCCTCAACAGGCTCACGATCTAATCCATCAGGCACACCGCAGTTTAAGAATGCCCTCGAAGCATTTAAGTGGCATAAGTCGCAGCAAACTAAATAATAACTTTAACTGCTTGACTTGACCTCCCCTCTTATTAGTAGAAGGGAGGTCATTTTATTATGCCTAGAAAACAAGCCACAGCCTGTAATAAGCCACGCAGAATCCGTAAAGGGGAAGCAGGGCACGGAAGAAAAAAGAAGGTAGTCACAGCCTGCCAGAAGGGCAAGAAGAAGACTATCCGCTATGGTGATGCTAATATGAGAATTAAGAAGTCTAATCCCAAAGCCCGTAAGTCTTTCAGAGCACGACACGGCTGCGATAAGAAATCAACCAGAGCAAACAAATTGACCGCCAAGTATTGGTCATGTAAAAGTTGGTGATAAAATGAAAAAGATAAAAAGTATGTTTGGCTTTTTTGATGAAGAGCCAGTGATTGGTGAAAGCCCAATTGAACGACGCATCCCAACAAAAGAAGAAGCAGTAGAAGACATTCGTTTTTACAGCGGAATGTTACAACCTGCTTTTGTTAAGAAAGGTTTTCTTGAACCATCACAAGATCCTGAAACCAGAAGCCCATTGGAATTATTAGCAGTCCAAGAGCAAGATTTCATAAGTAAGAAATCAGGTAAGCCAGATCCTAATAGCCTCATTAGTCTTCGTCAACGAACAGACGACGACTTGCTCCTCGCCAGAAAAACAAAAACAAAGCCGATCCCCACTGGTGCCGCAAGAGGCATCTATCAAAGACAAACAGGAGCAACAGAAGATGCTGTAAATCAGTTGAGAAAGAATCCTTGGATGATGGAACGTGCGTTTGATCTTGTTATGGATAGTTCTGATCCAAGAGATTTACAAGACCTACAAATGCTTTCTGGTCTATTAGCCCCCGGCATAACTGATTTAGAAGTAGCAGAAGTTCTTCAAAAAGAAAGCACAGATCGTTACAGCCCTCTGATAGATACTATGATTCATTTAGCCTTTTCCTCCAAAGGAACTGTTAAGCCCGAGGCTTACAACAGATTACAAGATAATAGAAAGCCATCACATAAGGACATTACTGTTATTCAGAAGCAGAAAGGTGGAGCAACAAAAGAGAAACAAAGACAACTTGATCGTTATGTGGAGCAATACATTAACACCTATTCTGATGATGGTGAAAGATAAACTTTTACTTGACTTAAACTTATTTATTACAGGGGCAATTTTTCCCTCCCACATTTATCAAGATCCATTTGGACACCTTTATAGATGGAAATGGTGGAAAGCAAAAAACAGACTTACATAGTAAGCACCTGATAAACTAAACTAACTAACATTTTTATCATAATAAAGGAGATAATAAAATGGCAATTTCAAATGACCTCCTATCATCCACGCTTTACAGCATTCGTGATAGTGAAGTAGACAACCTCTTTAAGAAGGTTGCTTTCCTCGATGGTGTCCGTCGAGCAGGTGGTGTCGAAACCGAAAGCGGCGGCATCAAGATCCAGCGTCCTCTCTCAATTGCAGAGCATTCCACGATCACACAACTAGCGACTGGCTATGAGCCCGTTTCCCTTGCGGTTAATGACGTTCTTCGCCCCGCTATTTACGACTGGTGCGACTTTACTGCCCCTATCGTAATTACCAGAAAAGAAGAGATGGAAAACAGTGGTGAATACGCTATTGTTAAAATCCTCGAAAGCCGAATGAAGTCCGTTATGGGAATGCTTCGTCGTGAACTTAACAAGCAGATCCTTCGTGGTGATTCAGCAGTTCTTACTGCTATGAACACCTTGAATGGTGATGTAAACGGCACACTTGGTTCCGCTACTGGTTTCCTTGAGCACGCCTCCCCCGCTCTGCCTTCTGCGCAGAACAACGTGGTTGGTGGAATCTCAAAGGCAACCTTTCAGGTTCCCGGTTGGCTCAACCAGTTCGCAAACGCTGGCGGAACCTTGGCTATGACTGACCTCTACAACCTCTACATCGCTGCTAACAGCGTTGCCCCTGCGGGCGACATCAGCCAGTTAATCATGTCTGATGATGCTTTCAGCCAGTATCGTAACCTCCTGTTCGCACAGGAACGTTTCGTTCAGACTGATAAACTTGATGGTGGTAGAATGGGACTAGCCTTCAACGGTGCTGTTGCTGAACAGGATCCAGAGATGGGCTTTGCTTCATCTCTTGGTGGTAATCCATCAGTTGATGCTTACATGCTCAACTACGACGGCGTCAAACTTGTCTTCCATAGTGAAGGTGATTTTGCTGTCAGCCCATTCGAGCACATCTCGGGCACTACTGCTCGTGCTGCTCAACTTTACGTCAAGGTCCAACTTGTTGCCGATCACCTCGGTTCGCAAGGTGTCCTTGTCAACGCTTGATAGCAACCAAATCTAAACTAACATAAAGGAGAAAAAGATAATGGCTACTTCAACACTAATCCAATACCTAGAAACCGAACGTTATGGCTCCCTCCCCGGTGCCGGCGTAGAGGCTGTAGGTCCAGAATCAATGAACCGTAGGCAGATAGAGACTTTTATAGCCTCTGGTGCCATCACTGCTGGACAGACTGTTGTTCTCAACATTCTTAAAACTGCTGATGGTGACAAGGCGATTTTCGTCGTTCCTTCTGCCACCGGATCTGATGACACCACTTGTTTCGTCGGTGTCGCAATTACCGATGCCGGGGCTGGTGATAAGGTAGATGTCTGCGTTCGTGGCGTTTGTGAGGCTACTGTCCTCACCGCTGCTGCCAAAGGCAAACTACTTTACATCACTTCCACTGCTGGTGCTCTTGATGACGCGGCGGGCTCTGCTCCCGCTGCTGATTCTGTGCCCGTAGCAGTCGCGCTTGAAACACGCGGCGGCGGAACTGGTCCAATTACTGTCTTCGTTCGTGGAACATTCTAATCATTAGAATTACCTAGAAGACTTGAGCCCTCCTTCATTATTTTAATGAGGGGGGGCTTTTTGCTTGACTTTTACTTTATTCATAGAGAGGAACTATAATGGCAAATTTAAAAGCATTACGCGAGAAAATAAAAAACATTACTGATTACAGCCCTGAATTACAGGCTTACAACGATCAGTTAGATGGACTAATAAACGACGCTTACCTAGACATCTGGACTACGAAGCGTTGGAACTTTGCTACTAGGCAATACTTCTTTAAGTTTATTCCAGACATGTTGCCCACCAGAGATGTTATTACACCGGGCTCAACCATTACTGCTACTGTAGTAAAGGGCTCACGCCAAGTAACATTCTCGGCAACGATGGATAGATTAAAAAGAAAAGACTTTCAGGGACAGGTTATTGAGATCGAAGGTTACGAATACGGAATCTCAAAGATTGTTAATCAAGCCAACATCCTCCTAGATGAACCTTATCACGGTGCTGTTATAGCCGGTGGTGACATTACTTGGAGAATTAAAAAGCGTTATTATGATCTCCCACAGGATTCATTAGAACTACTTGCTCTTGCTCATAGAGACATTCCAAATGGTAATGGTGTAGGTCGTTTCCCTCCCTACGGAAAACTATTAGGACTTATGGCTCGCAGAGATGAAGAACTAAACCTACGAATGGATTATGCCGCTTCTTACGCAGAAGCCTATGTTTGGTCTCCCTCATTCTTTGTTCCAGAAGCACAACAGGTTTCACTAGCCCCTGTAGCCACAGACGCAGCAACAGGCTTCCCACCAGCATCTTACCTAGAAGTCTGCTGGGCATTTGTTAGAGATGGTAAGGTTGGTGCTCTATCAGAGCCAAGAACTGTTCAGTTCCCAACCGCGCAGTCAGGCACATTCCAACTAAAAATGGATTTTACTACTTGGGACGACCAACCAATTGTTGCTGACAACTTTCAGTCTTTCGACACGGTCCCCACGCAATTTGAGGGACTACGCAAGAAGATCTACTGGAACCAGAACTTTGATAGAATCAAGGGCAACAGACGAGGACTACCAGTTTGGAAATGCTTTAATAATCCCACAATGACTGACACAAGAAATAGTGCAAACTTCTTGGAACCTATTGTTGTTCCAGACACCACTTCTACTTTCACTGTTACTAAATTCACTTGTATTGATCCCGGCAACGAGCGCTACATTGAGATGGACGGTCAATATAACCGCATCAGACCTTATCCTCGTGTAGATAGTTTTGACGAAGCAGTCACAAGACAGGACGCAACTGCATCGCTTTCTAAAGTTGATCAGGACTTTTTACGCGAAGGTGTTGCTCGCTATTACTACAAGCCCGAGCACCTTGGCTTTGCTACTGATTCACCAGAGATGCCACACGAATTCCACCATCTTATTGTCTACAAGACATTAGAGATTCTTTACGATAAGGTTGGCTCTATGGCTAATGCCGAGAACTATCGTCGTAAGATGGATAAAGAAATAAAACAACTAGAAAAGCGCTACACTGATCACATAGATTCCCTTGTTCGTAGAGGACAATTTAGTATGGCTGGCAACAGGTTCTTTCAATACGATTATGCGTCTTTGAAGACAGGAGGCTGAAATGGCTGTTAAAGGACAAATCTTAAAGTTTAGTAATGCTCCTGCTATTGACCAGAGATGGAAAGAATCTACCGGTGGTGCTGAAAAGATTCAGAACTTCCGCATTGATCCATCAGGTGATGGTTGGCTTGCTGATAGAGGTTTAGAGCCTTGGTTTGATTTTTCAGGCAAAGACATCTCTCCCAGCCAACTTTTAACAAATCAAATCTTTCAGGCAAAAGTAGATTCGCAGTTTATCTGGACTAAACAAAGCACCGGACAGGTTTATCATTTTATTGAGCAATTTGGTAATCTTTACTATCTTTGGGGAAACAACAATCCTAATGCAGTCACTACACCACCAAATAAATTCTTTGATAATTCGCGCGTAGTTATTGGAACTGGTCGTAGAATTAGAAAGGTTGGTGATGTAGGCACACAATACATCCCTTATGGAAACAGACTATTAATTATTAATGGTTTTGATAAGCCTATCTGGTTTTATGGAGACAATCGTTTTAGAGACTTTGGTTTTCAGTCCATAGCACCATCACCAGAGGTTCTTCAAATCATTCCTAAATATGATAGTGTCACTGACCTTACTGATGGAATTACAAGACCTTCGTTCGCTAAAAGCAGACCGATTGGTTTAGGAGACGTAGGTAAAAGCGATTTAAATTCATTTGCTTATAAGATGACCTTAATTACTGACACAGGCTCTGAAAGCCCACTAGGTAATCCAAACTTTGTTCAATGGCAAACAGATGATGACGAACAGGTGAAAAGAGGAATCTTTCTTATTGATGTCCCTACTGGTAAGAAGGGCGTTGTTGCTCGTAACATTTACAGAACTAAAAACATGCGTGGTGGTTCTAGTTCTGGCACAGACCAAGACCAACTTTATTATCTTGTTCAGCAGATAGAAGACAACAGCACTGATGCTTTTATCGATGTAGTTGCTGATAGTTCCCTAGTTACACCTGCTCCGTCTCTTACTGATTCAGCAGCGATCTCAACCACTTATCAGTTTGGTGAGGCTTGGAACAATAGACTTTGGCTAGGTGGTGGCGCTGATCATCCAACAAGAATTATTTACAGCGACGCTGGGCTTCCCGAACAATTTGGAACATTTAGTTATTTCGATGTGGGCTCAACTACTGGTGGGCACATTACAAAACTTATGGGCTACTACAACAGCCTACTTGTTTTTAGAGAAAGATCAATTGACATTATTCGTAATGGACCACAAGGTCTTACGATTTCCTCACTTACACCAGACGTGGGCACAACGGCTTCTAACACGGTTTGTTTAGTTCCCGGTGTCGGGATAGTCTTTTTAAATAAAGATGGCTTGTATGCCACCACAGGCGGCTTGGATGGCGGTTCTACGGTTAATGTAGTAAAGATCTCTGAATTCATTGGCAAAGCAATAGAATCTATTAACATTCCAGCCCTGCCGAACTGCTGTGCTGCTTATTCCAAGAAAGAAAAAGAATACTGGTTACATTACGTTCGTAAGGGAGAGACCGTTCCAACAAGAGGAATTGTTCTTCATAGTTACAATAAATCGTTTTCTTTCAGGGGATCTAACAGAAAGGATAAAGAATACCTATGGGCTTTTACAACTATTCAAACAGATCAAAGTGGAAACTTTGTTTTTGGAACTAGACCTGATTGGAGATTGGCTGATGGTTCAGCCTCAACACCATTCGTAGATGCATCCAAAGGTTCTTTGGTGGGCTTACAGGTTTGGTCAGGTGCTTCTTTCTGGGGCAAGACCTTAACTACTGGTGCCCAAGGAGGAGATCCGGTTAAGAGAACTTACACTGGAACTGAAAATCCCTTGGATAGTAACATTTGGGAAAGCAACTGGATTAACTTTGGAAATGCTGCCGCTAAACATCGTGTGTTTAGTGTTGAGATGGAAATGGTTTCTTACGGAGACAATCTAATTAAACTTGACTGGGGAGGTGATTATGACATTACTTGGTATGAAGCCGGTGGTCAAAAGATTTCCAAACCAGAATTAGTCTTTACAGAAAACGAAGATCCAGTCTTTGGTCCCGAAGCACAATCAATTAGTAAAGTTCCTTTTAAAATTGGAACAAGTGCCCTTCGTGCTGGTAGAATAGTAGTAGTGCGCTGGGATGTAAACACTAAACTGGTTGATAATTTCAGGTTCCGTTTAAGAGGTGAGAATGGTTCTACATTCCACATCCTTGGTTTTAGCATTAATTACAGCACAAGCGATCAATCACCTCTCAATCAGAGAGCAGGGCTCCAACGCCCGCAGCCTTACTAGGAGATAAAATGGCTAAAACATTTACAGATAAACCTTTGCGTCAGTTTGACCAAGTCAAGACCAGCAACATAACTACAAATCTTGATAAAAACTTGGACGAATTAAATGGTAGATTAGATTCTAACAATTTGCCTGTTAAATCAGTCCTCAAAATCCACCTTAAAGCAGCGGCTGGTGTAGAAACGGTTGGTGGTAATGTAGACAGGATAGAATCTATAATGCCTTCACAGGCTTACTATCAAACTAAAAGAGATTATAACAGTGCTAATACTGCGTCAGCCACAGACATTTATGATCCAATCCTCTCAATAGATCTAGATAATGATTTTTATGGAGCAGGTTTTAATCCTCTACAAGAACTAGATTCTAAATTTGAGGATTTCCCACTACAATTTAACGCAAGAGAAGGAATGCTTATTGGTTGTGCTAATCTTGATTGGGAGCATGGCAATCAAGTCTTTGACATTGGTGGCGACGTGGGCGGTGCTCGTGGGCGTGGTCAAGATTGGTGGACTGAAATACAAGTTTATGTAAATAACGTCGTTGTAGCGCAATCTGGAAAGATAATGCCTAGACGACTTTCTACACAAATTCCCTTTGCCGTCCCTACTGGAACACAGCCAGTAACGATAGATATTCGTGTTAAAATTAATAACTGGTATGTAACAGATGGTCCCACTTTGCCGAGCACTTGGATTGCCACAGACTTTAAGGTTTTTAGTGCGAACATTTGGTGCAGGAATCAATACCGATAAGGAGAACTAATGGCTATTGTAAAAAACAACTTATTTGAAGATGGGGACATCCCCACAGCGGCTGAATTAAATCAGCCTTATAATGATGCGGCAACCGTAAGCCAAAATCTTGACACCGATAACACGGCTGACAACTGGATTACTATTGCCCACTTGGCTTCGCAAACTGGAATTAATCAGTTATTTAATTTTAGTTACACAGGGACCTCCCCAGAGGCTATTACTTCTGCCTCCTATGTTCCTATTCAGAATGCTACAGGTGCTATAAGTTCGGTTGCTTTAAATTATACACCAGAATTAAATGAGATTTTGCGTGTAGAATGTTGTGGGCTACAATCCGCCAGTGAGGCTACACAGACTTATGATTCTACAAGTGCTATAAAAGGCGATAGAAACTACTACGCTTTTAGATTGGTGTTATTTTATAACGATGGTGGTGCTACAACCTTCCTTACGCTTGGTGAATGGGGCTACACTTTCACTTCTATGGCTGGTGGTAATAGTAGATACTTCAGCACTAACAATGGATTGGCTAATGAAACAGGCTGCGCTCTT